GCCTTAACCTTACTTCAAGATTCGCGGCAAAGCAAAATACTTTGACTAACCCAGTAACAGGAACGGGAGCAACGAACACTTTGCCATTATTTACAGGCGCGTCTACTTTAGGAAATTCAATAGTTCAACAATCAAGTAATAACATTGGCATTAATACTACTCCTTTTGCCTCATTAACTTTAGGTCAGGGTAAAAATATAATGTTAGACGCAAGTTCAAATAATATACCAAGAATTTTATTTTATGAATCAAATGCAAGAAACGAAAATGACGTTCAATTTGGTGCAAAAATTCAGTATAATTCTCCAAGTGACAGATTAGAATTTATAATGCGAGATTCTTTTTCAGCTGACCCAATTGGCGATGAATTAGCAATTTCAATCGTAAGACAAACGGGAAATACAACCATTCATAAAGATTTAACGGTTTCGGGAAACATAACCGAAGGCGGCAACAATGTTTTAACAAGCGCGGACACAACAACAATGTTAGCGCCATACATTGAACGAGGCGACACTGCGGCAATGTTAGCGCCTTACACAAAAATTGCAAATGCAATTACAGGCTCTGGAACATTAAATTATTTACCATTTTATTCATCTTCAAATACTTTATCTAATTCGATTATAAGACAACCAAACATAGATGAAATTTTTGTAGAAGGAGGCGCTACTTTTAATAATGGATTTGTTCAAGCGCAACAGTTTAGAAGCCCCTTTACAGTTAGTTCTTCGTGCGGCTCTTCTGGTTCTCCAAATTTAATCGGAACAAGTACTGGTAATTATGTAAATAATTGTTCATCAGGCACTGCTTATTTATTGTTACCTGACCCTGCTGTTAATTTTAATAGATTATTAACTATTACAAATTTAAGGTCAGGTCAATCCATTGTTTTAAATACAAGTGGTTCTTATTCAAATGCAAGACCTTTAGGAATAGATGGTGCTTCCGAATCTTCTATTCCAGCAAAGCGATGGATAACCGTTCAAAGTAATGGCTTAAATTGGTATATCATTGCCACGGGTTCAGCATTGTAAAATATTTTTAAAACATAAACATGAAACAACTCCTTTCCCTTTCCCTTTTCCTTTTGCCTTGCCTTGCTTTGGCACAGTACCCGAGTAACGGCAACCAAAAGATAACGCTCGGAGAACAGACGACTGCCGACGGGCTTATTTGGCGAGGCGTGGCTGCTGATACTACATTGACTGCAAAGAGCGACACGGCTGCTTATCTTGTTCTTGATACCGTAAATTTAAATCTTTACACTTACAAAGCTTCGGCAACAGGGAGAAAGTGGATACAGTTAGGTTCAGACACAACAAGCCTAAATCTTGTATCACGCTTTGCGGCAAAGTTAAACATAAGCGACACGGCTTCGATGCTTACAAAATATTATCGTAGTGGTAGAGCCTTAGGCACTCCTTCAACTGGTAGTGTTTTAACCAATGCAACGGGGTTGCCATTGACAACGGGAGTAACGGGTACTTTGCCTCTTTTAAATGGGGGAACTGGAAGTACAACAAAAAACTTTGTAGATTTAACCACAGAGCAAACAGTCGCTGGCATAAAGACATTTACAAGTCCAACAACTATAGTAAAATTAAAAATTGGCATTGAAAATATAGTTAACGACATTGAATTTGGTACTGCTGGTGGCATAAAATTAAGTAGAACCAATGTTGGAGCAGAATATGCAATTTCAAATAGATGGTATGCACCAGAATCAAAAGCATATGTTGATATAGGATATTCTACAGCTTGGAATGGTGGAGTTGTAATTTTACCGCTTGGAGTTGGAAATTTTGGAATTGCTGATTCTTTTCCTACTGAAAAACTTCATGTCAATGGCAACGCAAGGATAACTGGCGCATACAATGTTACAACAGGAAGTGCAGCTAATGTATTCGTAACAACAACAGGATTGTTACAAAGGTCAACTTCGTCTATTAAGTATAAATCAGATGTTGAAGATTATACAAAAGGATTAAATGAAGTTATGAAATTAAGGCCTATTACTTATAAATCAATAAATAGTAATAGTGATAAAATATATGCTGGTTTTATTGCAGAAGAATTAGCGGATTTAAAATTAACAGAATTGTATGAAAATAATGATAATGGAGAGCCTGATGCAATATCTTATGCTTACATGGTTACATTATTAACCAAAGCAATACAAGAGCAACAAGCCCAAATTGAAGCTTTAAAACAAAGATTATTAATCCTCGAAAATAAATAAAATGAGATACCTATTTTTATTCCTTCCATTGTTTTCCTTTGCGCAAGATGTTATTTCGGATACTGTTTACATAAAAAAACAGGGTAATTTATATTACATTATAACGCAAACAGAATATAGTGATTCAACTATTACAGGCAATAAAGAATTGCTTGGAGATTCTTTACAATCTATCCAAACATTATTACGAAAAGCTGAAGGTCAAAGTACAACATTATCTTTATATGCAAAGCCTATTATAACAAAGGGCAAAGCCGTGCAAAGGATTAATTATTACAACGACTTGCACCAACAAATAAGCGGTAAGCCTGTCTATTTTACAACGGCTCAAAGGGACACGGCAAAGTTTTTAGGCGACTGGAGGCTAAATTTTAACGGTGAAATTATTGATGGAGTAATTGAGTTGAATCTAAACAAGCGTTTAATTTTCAATCCAGACAACGGCAAAGTTTATTCTATTTCAACAAATCTACTTTTAGCTACATTTACCAATCAAATATCCTTTACCTTTAACTCCGTTAAATACGACTTGTATAAATACGCTGATGGCAAATTTGCAACCGTGGACGGTGATGTTAGGCTAATAAAACTTGAATAATGAAAGCAACCTTAATCAACCTTTTGCACCTTGGATGGGAAAAAATAACTTATGCCATTTGTTGCGGATGGATATTTAGCTTCTTTATTCCAATAAAAGGATTTTTGATATTTACGGTTTTCGTTGTTTTTGCTGACATGGCAACGGGAATCATTGCGGCAAAGAAGGAGGGGCAAAAGATAAATAGTCGTGGGCTTTATCGTACCATAGAAAAAATAGTAGTGTATTTTTGTGCTATCCTTATTTTTGAAGGTGCAAGAAATACTTTTAGCCTTCCATTCAACATTACGTACATGGCAGCGTTTTTAATTGCAACGGTGGAGTTATATTCTATTTCGGAAAATATAAAACGTATAACTGGCGTAAATCTTGGCGTTTTAATCACACGTTTTTTTAATCGGTAAACCATGGAGAAAATTATAACTCATTCAACAATTTTAGAAACTTTAAAAAAACATAATATGCAGACTAATTTAAAAGATGCTTTAAAAAGTGCTGATACAGTAAAGTCACCTTTAGGCGATGTGGCTTGTTATTCAATGAACTTTGCAGAGCTTGCAAGTGAAATCAATGTTCATCTTGAAGGCAACAAGGTAAAGTTTACTTGGCGCGAATATGTCCAGTTGGCTCAAATTATTTGGGACAAGATTAAGGAGACAAGCCGCGAATGTGCTGCGAAGGAGATAGAAGTAAAATTACCTCCAAAATTATCAATCGTTGGTGCGGCTTTTGCACTTATCGGTTTTAAATTATAGGCGCAGAAGAATCGCTACCTTAGGCAGCCAAGGGGAGTAGATTAATTTCTATTCCCCTTAAAAATATAAAAATATGAAAGCAAGTAAATTTTGTGTTTTTCTCGATGCTGGGCATGGAGGTATTGACCCAAAAAAAAAGTTACCGTTTAATTATACGACCTATCCTTCAAAGTGCTTCCAGCATAACAACGCAAAGTTCCATGGTTACGGTTGGTTCTTTGAAGGCGTGTTCAACAGGGAAGTTGCGGCAAAGATTGAGCAATATTTAAACGACTGGGGAATGTCGGTTATCAATGTGTACGACCCTGTTATAGATGTTACCCTTACAAAGCGAGTAGCAAAAGCCAATATAAATGCAAAGAATTATGAAGCTTCGTTATACCTCAGCATACACGGCAACGCGGCAGGATCAACAGCCGCAAGGGGCTTTGAAGTGTTCACATCAATCGGACAAACAAAAGCAGATATTTACGCCACCTTCCTTTTCAATGAGGTGAAGGAGGCTTTTCCGAAATGGGTTTATCGAAGCGATATCATTGATAATGACCCGGACAAGGAGGCTAATTTCTTTGTACTGAGCCAAACAAGTATGCCAGCCGTGTTATCGGAAAACGGCTTCTTTACCAATTACAAGGATGCGTTGATGATGTTTGACCCAGCATTTCAAAATACTTTAGCACTTTGCCACGCACGGGCGGTGGTTGATTACGCAAAGACACAAGGGGTTACGTTTTAAAATGGAAAGGGGCGACGCAAATGTCACCCCCGATTTCACCACTAAAACAAACGTAACCGATTTCTTAATTTATAACTTTGTTTATAATTTTTAAACACAAATCTTTGACAATATCCCCATCCGTCTCCTTGTATATCTTGTATGCTATTGTTAGCATACGCCCTTGATCCATTTTTTCAATCGGTGGCGGAACATCTGGAAGGATTGGGTCAAGGTAAAATTTTAGCATTGCAATCTTTGCCTGAGTGCCCTGAGCAAATCTAATTTCTTTAGGATAATTTCGGGTAATTCTTTCAATTTCCTTCCACGTTGCGGCGTTTAAACCGTCAACAATTTCAATGTTTTTTTTCATGTTGTTTTGTTTTGTTTAGTTCTTCAATTAAAGCGTCAGCCGTATCAACCGCACTTTCAACAATGCGTTCAATTTTAATATCAAGTCCATCTTTGTTAGCAATTATTCCTTGCAATGCCATTACTGCAAAGTATTCACGCTTTGTTAATCCTTTCCATAATGGTACCTGTTTGTTTGGATAGGCTGGTTCATTTGCTTTTGTTTCCATGTTTTTGTTTTTTTTAATATACAGAGTTATACGTTATTTCTGAAATTATAGGATGCCTGTTTCTATTATACCCAACAGTATAACGACTTAAACAACTTGAACATTCAAAATACTTTGCCATACATTTTCCCCCATTTTCTACATGAGAATAAAAAGAATCATCTTTAACCTCGCCATCGCAAACTGGACATTTATCATCCAGATATTTTTGAAATATCAAATCTTGAGTATATTCCCTTTTCTCAGGCATTATTTTTTCCCTTGAATT